GGCTCCGTGGCGTATATCCAGCCGGGCGCAGTGAGCGGCCCAGGGTACGCCCCGGTGGTTGGTACGCCTACCACGCACACGCTGGACGCGACCGTGGACGGGGTGGCTCAGCAGTATGTTGACGGCACCACGATCCTGGCCACTGATCTGATGGTCATGTGTTCGGTGTTCGGCGCAGAGCCGACCGTTGCCGGCCATTTGACCATTGACGGGCGCACATTGCAGATTGTCCGGGTTGACCGGGTGCCAGCGGCTGGGACCGTTATCGTGTGGCGGTTGTTTGTTAGGGCTTGACATAGGCGCAATAAGCGTCTAAATTGTGTGCATACCGGGGTGAGAGCCGGGGCAGTGCAAGTAGGGACCAAAGAGCATCTTATTCTTTCCGGCGGGTACCTACCCCCTCTCTCATGCCGGACTGAGTGAGATGCTTTTTTGTGCCTGTTTATTTATGGCACGGCATGGCGAGGCAAGGCAAGGCAAGGGCGCATAAGCGCACAATTAAATGAGAGAGGAAAATATCATGTTGAACACAATTAAAATTCGTATCGTTGGCACACGGCCATTATTGTTGCACTCAGACAAGTTTGCAGATCCTTTGAACCCTCTGACAAAGGCTCACAAGGAGATGACAAGCAAGCGCAAAAAGACAGACGAGGATCACGAGGCTATCGCAAAATCAGAATGGATGGGCGGTCTTTATATTGATGAAAAAGGCCCGTATCTGCCGGGGGTAAACATCGAGGCGTCAATGATCGGTGGCGGCAAGCTGTCAAAGCTGGGCACTCAGCTTAAGCGGTCTGTCGAAGTGCTTGACGAAAAATGCTACCTTGAGTATGACGGCCCAAAAGGATTGCAGGCGCTATGGGATGCAGGATTCTACGACGCTCGAAGCGTCAAGGTTCAGCAGGCCCGACTGATGCGCTACCGGCCAATGTTTCGCCAGTGGGCGGCAGTGTGTGAAATTGCATACGACCCCCAAACCATCAACAAGGAACAGGTTATAAAGTGCCTTGAGGACGGCGGGATGTATTGCGGGGTTGGCGACTATCGGCCAAAATTTGGAAGGTTCACTGTCGAGGAGATCAAGTAATGATTCCATCGAAAAAAGAAGAAAAAGCCGTTCCGCCATGGCTGCAAAGAGCATCGATGATGTTCGACAAAGACACTCACCAAGACGGTGATATGCTTTCTCACTCATGGATCAGGTTTGCTCTTGATGTTCCCGAGCCAAAGAAGCTGGCGGACGTGGAGGACATTCAGTGGATGATGCTTACGCGGTTCGATGCGTTCAGGGACTGGTTGCTGGTTGACCGAAAGATCGCACTGCAAAGCGTAAGAGGCCAGGGATACCGGATAATCCCGCCATCCGAGCAAGCCAGGATAGCAGTAGAAGAAGCCATGAAAATGGTCAAAAAGGGCCTTGAGAAAGGCGACAAGCTGATGGTCAACACTCGGACCAATGAGCTTTCATCGGACGAGGCGAAGCTACACACTGACGCCCATATCAGGCTTTGCGGAATTGGCGACATGATGCGCCGTCAGAAAAAAGATGTTTTTAGGCTGTTTTTACACGGACCCGAATAACAAAGAAGCCGATGCACCCCAGCCCGCCTAGCGCGGGCTTTTCTTTGCTATACTGGCGCCATATGCCAAACCTGACCCGCACAACCACAGCCGCCGAACGCGCCATGCTCCGTGCATGGCGTCAGGTGTTGGCTGACGTGCGGGATTCGGTCACGCTCAACGAGCTGGCACGGGCCATCGATACGGGCGACATTAACGCGGCCATCCGGCTGTTACAGCTTGACGAAGCCACCTGGCGACCCGTCGAGGAAGCCATACGCCAAAGCTACATCACGGGCGGCACGGTTGGTGCGTCACAGGTGGGCGCAGTACCGATAGCGTCTGGCACCCTGGTGGCGCGGTTCAATGTCCGCAACCCCAGGGCTGAACGCTGGCTGACCCAAGAGTCCAGCCGCAAGATCACTGAGATTGTCGCAGAGCAACGCGCCATGGTGCGCGAGCGGCTGACAGCAGGCATGGCCGCCGGGCGTAACCCGCGCTCCAGTGCGCTCGACCTGGTGGGCCGGATCGACACCACTACCCGAGTCCGGCGCGGCGGTTACATCGGCATGACCAGCCGGCAGGCGGGATGGGTGGCTGACGCCCGCGACCAACTGGATAACCTGGACCCGGCGTATCTCAACCGCGCGCTACGGGACCGGCGCTTTGACTCTACCGTGGCCCGGGCCATCCGCACAGGCAAGCCACTGACCCAAGCGCAGATCGACGCGGCCATCACGCAGCTACAAAACCGCACCCTCAACTACCGGGCGGAAGTCATTGCCCGCACGGAATCGCTGAATGCTTTACGCGCCGGCCAGCACGAATCTATCCTCCAGGCCATCGAGACTGGCGAAGTCGATACCGCCAACACATACCACGAATGGGACGCCAGTGGCGACAGCCGCACAAGGCCTACCCATGCCCAAGCCGAGGGCCAGCGCGTAGCGATTGATCAGCCGTTCCTGGTGGGCGGTTACCGGCTGATGTACCCTGGCGATTCCAGCTTGGGCGCAGCGGCGTCCGAAACCATACAATGCCGCTGCCGCGAAAAGGTCGTCATAGACTTTGCCGGGCAGGCGCGGAAGGAGATATTGGGGTTTGGCTAGCTTCGAACAACAAGTCGCAAACTGGTCACGGCAAGTGGCCACCATGCAAATGGCGGCGTTCCGCGAGGCCAGCCAATCGCTGATTGAGGAAGCGCAGGTTCCCCGCGCCAAAGGCGGTAAGATGCCAGTGGATACCGGGTTTCTGCGCAACTCAGGGCAAGCGGCCATCAATAAGGTTCCCAGCGGTCAGGGCGCCTTCGATGCCGTGCCCCTGGTGCTGATCCGCGTGCAGCCCGGGGATAGAATGGTGTTTGGGTGGACCGCGAACTATGCGGTTTATATGGAGGCGCGCTACGCCTTTATGCGCTCCGCTGCGATGGACTGGCAGGGGCATGTTGATCGGGCAGCGAGGAAGGTATCTGTATGACAACCAATAGCCAAATCAAAACCGCCTTTTTCGCCCGGCTGGCCACCATTTCCGGGGGCTACACCATCGCATGGCCTGGCGTTAATTTCACCCCGCCCGGTTCCGGCGCATGGCTGGAAGCCTCTCATTTCCCGATTGCCCCGCTGGATGAGGGGCTGGCCAACGATTCCAGCACCGTGCCCAGGGGCATTTTTCAAGTCTCTTGCGTCACGCGCCCCGGGCTTGGCACTGCCGCCATCGACACTGCCGCCCAGGCTGTCATAGCCCTGTTCCCAAAGGGGCGGGTGCTGTCCGGCTCCGTCCGGGTGGTGCGCGCCCCTTATTCATTCGAGGCCGCCTCACCGTCTGGCGACAAGATCGAGATTGCGGTTACGGTTGAATATAGCGGATAGTTATAACCATCCTTCCTTTTATAACGAAAAGCGCCTAAAATTGCAGGTGGATGACTTGACATGTCACTTAATGCATTTTTAGGAGGTCGCTATGACCGTTATTACCAGTACAGGTACCAAGTTCTCCGTTGTGCGGGGCGCCCCCGCCACCGTTGACGCGGCGGGCTTCGGCGCGCTGAGCTTTGTTGAGGTTGGCGAAGTCACCGACCTTCCCGAGTATGGCCCCACCGTTCAGGTGGTAGAACACAACCCCCTGGCAACCGGCGTCACTGAAAAGTACAAGGGCTTTATCAACTACGGTAGTCAGTCTGTCGGTTTGGGCTGGGACGTTGCCGATGCCGGGCAAGCCATCCTGTCCGCTGGCGTAACCGGCGCAGGCCAGAACGATCCGCACAGCGTCAAGATTGAGTATCAAGACGGCTCGCTTGATTATTACGTCTGCGGAATCTTCAGCTACACCAAGAACCCTGGCTCTGCCAACCAGATTGTCGGCTCGACTGTTCAAGTCGAGATTAACAGCGTGGTCGTCAACGTGCCCGCTGGTTCCGGCTCCTAATCTCATCTCCGTGAGTCTTGGCCGCCTTCGGGCGGTCTTTTTTTTGGTTATAAGAAAGTGCGCCGTTATGCCATAATGCGTGGTCGGCTACCCTGGCGCAGGGGAAAAGCGGGACTCATCCAACCGCCTGCCGGCACCTCTTACAGGATGCATAGCGAGGCATGATATGAATATCTTGAAGCAGTTTGACACGGTATCAGTGAGCGAAGACGGCGCATGGTTGCACTTGTGCCCTCCTGGTAGTGATGATCCGGCATATGCCGACCCCGGCGAAGACACCAAGCCGCTGCGGATCAAGCTGAAAGGCCCGGACTCTGAAATCTGGACCGCGTTCCAGCGCAAAGCGATGCGCCAGGGCAACAAAGACGAAAAGCGCACCGCGCACCAGATCGCCCTCGACGACAGCCAGTTGTTTGCCAAGATGACCATGGCGTGGGAGAACTTCCCGGACGAGTGCGGAGAATGCACGTTTGAAAACGCCACCAAGGTGTATCTCAACTACAAGGATATTCGGCTCCAGGCCCTCCGCTTTGTGATGAAACAGGAAAATTTTACGCAGGCGCTTTTGAGCGCCTAACCCTGTGGGCGCGACAACTTGGCTGGCTGGACTCCAAACCGCAAAAAGCCAGCGAGTCGCGCCGCCAGCAGTACGGGGAAGGACACCCGTATAGCTGTCTCCCGGACATCGAGGATGTGGCCTATATGGCCACATGGTTCTGTGATACCGGCATGGCGCAGGCTGGCCAGTTTTCGATCATGCCGCTGGCGTGGAGCGAGCTGGAAAGCTACAGCCGGGCGAGGCGTTGTGACTTCAGCGCGTGGGAGTTTGACACCCTGATGGCCATGAGCCGGTCCTATTGCTCCGGCCACAACATGGGGTGCAAGCAGTCGTCCACGCCAGACGAAGTGCCGTACATCGAGGACACCGAAGAAACCCGGCAGGCCATGCGCAACCGCGTACTTGCCCAGCGGGATCGCAACAGGAAAAGAGCTACCGACTAGCATAAGGTTATAAGGACTCAGCCCCTTATAACCATATGCTATACTTGCCGAAACCAGCCGTGAGGCCCCGCCATGTTTGCTCAGATGGCCCGTTTGGGCTTCGACATCGACACCAAGCCCATCAAAGATGCCAACCGCGAACTGGAGCGGATGCCCAAGGCGGCTGGGCAGGCTGAGAAGTCGGCCAAGGGGATGACCTCTGCAATGGGGTTGGCGACCAAAGCGGCGGGCGCGCTCGGCGTGGTGCTCGGCGCCGTCGGGGTAGCAAGACTGGTCAAGGATGCAACGCTTCTCAACTCCCGTTTTGAGCAAATGGGATTGGTCATGGGGGTGGTCGGCAAAAATGTCGGACTCAGCCGCCAGCAAGTTGACGAATACGCAAAGAGCATCGAAGGCATGGGCATCACCATGCTGGAATCCAGAAACACCGTAGTTTCCATGATCCAGGCCAAGCTTGATCTGTCAAAAGCGGATCAGCTTGCTCGCCTGGCTCAAGACGCGGCGGTTAACGCGCAGATCAATTCATCCGAGGCGCTTGGCCGGCTGATCTATGGCCTCAAGTCTGCACAGGTTGAAGTCCTCAGGACCATGGGCCTCAACGTCAACTTCGAGCAAGGCTACAAAAAGCTTGCCGATGAGCTTGGCAAGTCA